ATAAAATCTATAATCTCTTTTACTTTGTCGTGATTAAACTCCTCTGCTCTGACTTGTTTAAATTTTATTTTCTTAATATCTACTTTTGTAAGTTCAACAATTTCAAATTTATTATTATTGATTTCATCCACCAACTTGTCAGTTTCCAACAATTCATCAAATACAACTTTATTTTTCTTTCTTGTACCATTAAACTGATTCCAACAATCTTGATTATTCCTAGCATCAATAGTTTCTAGAAGAGTTTCTTCACTATTTCTAATTTCTTCCAATGTGCCATACTTTAATATCTCATATCTAAATTCGGAATTTTCATCTGACCATTTTGTTTTGAAATCCTGATTTTTGGATGAATGCCAATATACGGTGTTGTCGTACTTATGGATTCCAATGTAAAATTTACCCGTTTTTATGCAGGTAATTTTGTAAAGGAATGAATCTACTTCATCTGGCACATTACCCAAATCACATTGTTTAATTTGTGCTGGTAGTTTTTGTACACACAATACTTTTAATAAATCACTATTCATATTTTCTAAATTTAAAAAATTAAATAAATGGGTTTACCATTTCAGGATAAAAATCTTCATCATCAATTATTTCTTTTGTTTTAACAATATACCACCTTTCTTTTTCACTATCGTAATCTACATCATTACCATCTTCATCTTGATACTCCAATTGACTCTCACCAAAAGATTGAACTTCACCATCCTCACAAATCAACTCACCACAAAAATTACATCCTGCTTCTTCAAATAACAATCTGAACTTTAAGTTAGGATATTTTTCACTTGCGTAAATTACGAATGCGGAGTTAGGTCCCCAAGCGGTAGTGTAATTGATAGAAAGCGATTCACCATCTCTTTCATCAACATAACTATCAGAAGCATCCCACTTCGTACCCCAATTACTTACACGCCAATTATACCAATCTTCGTGTCCGTATTTTTCTTTGATTGCTTTAGCGTTTTCTTCAAATGCTTTCTTACCTTCCTCATCATCCGTTTCACCTCTCCACATAACAGGCGATGTCATTTCCAATAATTCGGGCGGAGTAGGATATAATACTTCCATTGTGAAATCCAAATCACCTTTTATTGATTCACTTGGAACTAATACTTTACTTTTGAAATCTACTAACTCATTCAAGTCCCCTTCAACGAGTAATGTGTTACTGCACCAATTTGGCATATACTTAAATTTTAATTGTTTAAAAAACCGTATCTAATATTTCGGTAGAATTTTTTATTACGTTATTAATAGTACCGAACCAACTATTAATCGTTTCCACATCTTTTCTATTTAGGTCTTTCCTATCAATCAATCTACCATATTTTTCAATCTCAATAACAGGATTAAATAACCCCGTTGGTTTATGGAAAATCAATTTAACACTAAATTCAACTGGCATTATTTCCAAATCAGTATCGTGCACTTTTTTAAATCTTGCCATTCCATACCAATCCCCATTTTGGTAAACTTCTTCCCAAGCTTCAACAACTTTATAGATGTGTTTCTTACCATTTGGGAATTCGAAATTAGATGCCTTATCTTCTAATATGTGAAAGTTCTGTATCATGGAATAAGTTCAAATGATTTTACCAATTCAATTCTCAATGTACCATCATCATTAAACCACCCTTTAATTTTGAAGGTTGGATCTTTCGGATGTCCACTTGCCAAATAACCAACAACATGTGGTCTTTCGTTTCGATTCTGTTCTACATAAGAATCAAATGAAATTTGTCTTTTGATTTTAGTATCAACCTGCGATGTTCTTTGTATTAATGTTACTTCTGAATTTAGGTTTTCAAAACCAACAATTCTCAAATGACCTGCTCCCAACAAATCACCCAATGAATGTTGGTACATTTTATCACTCACACCATCAACATTTGCTTTTTTGGATTTTCTTTCACTACGCATTTGACGTACCTTATCCGATGTATAACAATTTCTTTTAGTTCCTGCAAATACTGCCATATTTTTTATTTTAAATAATCTTCAAATGTTTTAATTGCGTTTTCTTTAATACCAAACCAATCCGTAGATACCCAATGTTGTTCATTACCTACCTGATACATCCATTTTTGATATTCATCATCCCACTTACCATTTCTTGATAGGATGATATTGGCTATATCATAGCCGTTCCCATAAGATACCGAATATCGAAACTCAAAAACATATTTGTCAAAATGAGTATGTACATCATACAATTCGTATTCGTTATTAATGAGTGTGTGAACCAATGCACTCGGGTTTTTAATTGTGAGTCTTTTATCCATAGAATATTATTTAATCCAATCTTCATAAGCGTAATGATAAGAATCCACATTACCATGTCCTTCTTTGATATATTGTTTTGCAGCCGTATCAACTTCACTACGTAATCCCCATGCATTAGCTTCTTCCAATATCAATTCGATTTCATTTTGTTCTTCAATTGTTAAATTCATAATTAAACATTTTCTTCTTTAAATAAATTAATTAATCTATCACTCATTTTTTTGTAGTTCATATTGAATTTACTACTCATCTTTGATATGATGTTTTGATTAGAGTATGGTGAATTTTTAGGTGAACTCCATTTACGAGTATGATATATGTAATTGTAAAACATAACATATGCGTTTGCTTTACGTACATACTCATCAACATCAATGTCCAATCCCCACTTTTTAATTAGATTCACAGTTCTCTTTTCGTTATCCAATTCCAAATCTCTACTATAAGCCAAATACTTTTTAATATGTGGTATTCTTTTACCCGATAACCACTCATCCACATATGGTAACCCTTTACATCCATTCATCCATGCATCACATTCATCAACCCATTGTGTTAAATGGCAATACTCATGTGCTAATATTTGTAACCAATCAGTTCTCTTCATTGCAACAACTAATCTTGGTTCTTCTTCATCAAAGTACCCTGAACATTTTATATTGCCTGATAATTTTATGTATTTTGTATTTCGCAAATCACATTTAACCCCATACTTCTTACACTGCTTTTTAATATAACTTACAAATCTTTTTTCCTTTGCGTTCATACATTCATTTTAGTTTTAAAAAAAGAAAATGGGATGACTTTTGTCACCCCATTTCTTAAATCACCATTTAACTACTACCAAACAATAGTTTCGTTATCGGATTCCTCATCTTTCACTTCGTTGAAAAGTTGAGATTCATCACCGGTCTTAATATATTTCTGAACAAGTTGTTTTACAAACACACGCTCACTATCCAATCCACCATCGTTACTGAAATAAGGAAGGATTGCAATCTCAGCTGCCTCCATCAAACTGAACCCATCGTAGATAAGTCCTGCTGCCTCAACATTCACACGGGTAGAGATAATGGTAGAAACCTTACTCATATCCGTTTTCATAAGTTGACGTGTTGTTTCGGCGATTTCAGCCAAAGCGTTGATAGAATAATCATCCGCATCTGGGAATTTGAATTTCAACAATTCGTATTCACTTTGTTTATCCAACAAGTCCATTTCGATAGTTACGAATCGGTCTAACAAAGCACGGTCCATAACACGTGTTGCGGTGTATTCGTTACCTACGTTTGCCGTAGCGATAAAGGTAACACCACTTGCAACCTTAACGATTGGTGAATCGATTGCCTCATCCAAACGAAGGTATCTTTGTCCCTGGTCCAACACAGTCATAAGAATGTTGGCTGCTTCTGGATGCGCACGGCTCAACTCATCAAGCAAAATGATTGCGTTTGGAGTTTTGATTGCTTTTACAAAGGCCGATTCGCTGAAGAACGTACCAGTTTCTTTGTTGAAATGTGTGTTACCGATAAGAGTTGCACGAGCATCTTGTGTAGCACCCAAGTTGAAATAGAAATCAGGACGTTTCAATGAACGGACCAACGATTGAGCCGCAAGTGTCTTACCACAACCGGTTGGCCCGAGCATCATAATGTTCTTACCACGAACTGCTGAACGAAGAAGATACTTCCACTTCAATGCATCAATGAACAATCCTTCGGGTTTAAGTTCAGAACCTTTCTCATGTATGAAATGTTTGAGTTGTTCGTGAGTTTCAAACGCTTCACTTACACTATCACACGCTTCATCGTTGATTGTGTTTGCCAATTTTTTGAAATCATCCATCTCAACCAATTTGTAAGTAACATTTCCATTTTTACCTACATAACCACGAAGAGCTTTATCTTCGGTATGTGCTTGTTTCATTTTCACTTTGCTGATACCTGCCACTTTTTGTGATACATCACCTGTTGTGTTCATCAATGCAAAAGACCTTCCGATTTGGATTGCTTTGTAACATTCGTTCGTGAAACCAACATTGGTATCAACTGTCTTTTTTCGTGTGCTTACGCGTTTTGCTGTTCTGCGAGTCATAGTTTTTGTTTTTGTAGTTTTGCTAACACTTTTCTTTTTCATGTTCTAATTTTTGGTGATTTATATAATACTATTTTTAATAAAAAAGGGGGTTAATAACCCCCTTTGTTAATTTTGTTTTTTAAGAAACAATTCATTCATACTCCTTGCTACTTCCATCATGTTTTCTACATTGATGTATTTGGCATCCGGTCCATAACTCTCTTTGAATATTTCCCAATCCGTTGAGTATTGGAATCGTTCTTCACTCATTTCGGTAATGAAATAAGATAGAATGTTAATACCGTTTGTTTGCATCTTTTTCACTTGTTTTCGTGTGTGTTTTGCGGCAGGTTTGCCACCATAACTGATATAATCCGTACCTGTACCGATACTATACGTTGGTTGTCCATCTGAAAAATTTAGAAAGTAACTATCCATATCGTTTGATGCTGGGATAAGTTCTTTCATAATTGCTTCGAAACACAATCCTTCGGGTGTAGTGTTAGTACATTGTAGTGCACTCATATAGTAACAAAACTTTTTGAATGAATTGTAACGACTATCGTGAACCAATGCAATATAAGGTAAACATTTACCACCCGAATCGGTTGAACGAATGGATACTTGTGTATTGATATTACGTGCCATTTCACATGCTTTGACAATAGCAACGGTTGATACAATACACTTTCTCAACTTATCACCACTCATTGAGCCGGAGTAATCAATTGATATGTGTAGGTTTGCTTTCTTATATTGGTCAACATCACGTTGATAGAAAACATTATCATTATCAAACCCAAGCGATGCAACCATACGTCCATCAATTTTACCTTTCTTCAATCGGCTGAAAACCGTTTCACGACTTTCGTTTCGGATTTGTAGTTTTTTACCCAACAACGTACCCAACATCACACCACGTTTTACTTCATTATCATAGGGTGTAGATATTCCATCATCTTTCCATGATTTGGATGTAAATGGAAAATCATCACTCTCTAACAATTTATCGGTAAGTTTTTTCACTACGATACAATCAACACCCTTACCAATTTGCTGGCCGTTATCCGATTGATAATCCGAACCAACACGAACCAATTCCGTACCTGATTCCTGAATATCATCTAGCTTTTCGTTTTCTTGTTTTGTAATGGTTTTCTTTTTGATATTACCATTCAAAAAGTCTTTTTGTTTTTTGAACTTTTTTAGTAACGAATCAAGAGCACTTTTTGAAAGTAAATCCTTACTTTCATTGGTATCACCATTTGTTGGTTGATTACTTCCTTGCCCTTGCACATCAGCACTACCATTCATACCACCCATTGTATCATCTTCACCTTCTCCATTGGTAGGGGTAGGTTCGTTACCATCACCATCACCACCACTACCACCACTATTACCTTTGCCATTGGTAGTTTGCGTTTGAGTTGTACCAACGTGCTTCAATACTTCGGAAACAATATCAATAGTAAGTTCTAATGAATCGGCTGATGATTTCAATCTAGCGATATTTTTCAAATCCAACATACGATAGATTGTTCGTAACCCTTTCAGTTTACTCAAATCCGTTTCTTCATTTAGAATGTTAATAATACGAAACATATAGCTATCCAAAGTCTCATCGGTAAACTCATCGGACTTGATACCTTTGGTTACTGATTTATCATTGAAGTAATGATCATACATAGAAAGATAATATCCCCTATAACCAGGCGCTGAATTATATATGTAATGATCAATACGTCTATCTTCAATCCAATTACTTAACCCCTGAATCATTGTGTGAATTTCATCCGTTGGATTTCCATACTTACCAATTTTACCTGTTGTTAAGTATATATCTTTCAATTGTGATGAAATGTTTGATGATTTACCATCAATCGTGCTTATGATTGTTTTAGTAATTTCCGCTTCATCCCAAACATCGGCTGCTCCCTCTTGCTTTGCTCTTTCCTTTTGGTAAGAAATGTTACGATACAAATAATCAATATTATCTTTGGTAGATGCTAAAGTGGATAACATATTAAAATCAGATAACACAATATGTGAACCTTCGTGCAATGCTAAACCAACCGATACATCAAAGTTATCATCAACATCAGCGGATAGAATAACACGCTTACCATCCGTTTTACTATCACTTTTAGTTGCGAAAGAAACGGGGATTGATTTGTTTGTTACAATTTGAACAAAGTTTGCAATAGCCCTGCGAACCGATGCTAGTTTGTAAAGATTGTGTGTTCTCTTATATGAATCCAAATCCTTCTTTTGGAATGAACCATATTCTTCAAGATAGTCAAAGGATGTATCATAATCATCGTACCAAAAAGATGAAGCATAATTTTTTACCTTTCCTACTGCGGATTTGTACCAACTCATAATAATAAAATTTGTGTGATTAATTTGTATATACCCATCGATTTTTTGTGGATATTACACAATATACGAAAAGTTTTTGAGACCACCAAATATTTTTCAAAAAAAGTTATAAATCATTGAAAATCAACTAATTAGGCATTAAAAAAAGGCTTAATGTATAAGCCTTTGATTATCAACAAGTTACAAATACCCCATTTATAGGGTAAAATCCTCGTTACTTTTTAAACCTTTTGCGTTTTGTGTTTTGTTTCCGACAACCGTTATTTTTGTTGTTGGTTGTTGGTTGTTTTGTTGTTCTTTTAGTAAATCTCTAATTTCTTCCAATAAAGATTTAATCATTGTAAATTGTTCTACATCCATATTATTCGGTTTCATTTGAAATAATATCACCATACTGTTCTGCCGCTTTTGGATTTCTTTCAGCAAATATTTCATAAGCGACCTGATATCTGCCCAACTCAATTTGAATTGGAAATAATTCCCCATACAAAGAGTCACATGCCTTTTGTAATGAATCAATTGTTTGAGATTTGGTAATATCACCACCACCCAATACTTCAATCTTTTTTTCACTACGTAATTTTGTCAATTCTTTTTGTTGTAGGTAACATATGGTCAATGCAGATACTGCACCCAATCCTACAATTAGTTTCTGATACTTTTTGATAAACTCTTTCATAACTTTTTTTGGTTTTTAAACATTTTTTAATTTGATTATAATACAATAAATTTATCTTTATTAAAATTAAGTAATAAAGAAAATATAGATAAATTACTTTTAACTAGTATTTTAAAATCAGTTTGAGATAAATAAAACGCATCCATCATCGTCTGTTCGGCTATTAATCCTCTTTCAAAGGAATTAATTTCGGGACCATCTATACCCTTTGTTTTAAAGGAATCGGTATAAATCAATTGATTTCCATATTGATTTTTAAAATTTTCAAATGAATCTAAATCATCTGTTATTAAAAATATTTTATCGAAATTATTATTTTTCAGCTGCATATCAATTGCTCTAAAATATACATCATCATCTAAATACCATATTGTATTTTTATAGTTTGTACCTCTTCTATGGATTCCTAAAACTTTTTCATTTTTAAAATAGTTTTGATCCAACGATCTAAAAAAATTAGAATTTAATAAGTTAGAATTTTTTACTAATTCTGATACTTTGTTCAAAGATGGAATACAATTATTAATATCATTAGACCAAAATGATGCAAATAAAGATTTATATGGGGTTATATTTTCATATGTGGTATCGTAAACTGTTGTTTCATCGTAAGTATCTTGATAAAAAAATTTATTAAATAAATTTTCGTAATTTCCATTTTCATCTATTTTAGAATGCAAAAAACTATACCACTCTACTATACATTTATGTGAATTATCAAAACAATATTGCATGCCAGATAATATATGGTTCATATCCGACCCGATTCCCGCAGTATTAGTAAATTTTATTTTATGTATTCCCAATTTTTAAATTTTAAATTATCAATTAAAAATCACCTTCGGTATGGACACGGTTATCATCCCACCCATCCCTTCCGGCAACTTTTGTTACATCATCCTTATCCCAATTAAGGAAATCCTCTCCCTTGTAATCAGGATGATTTTTTTTCATATTATCAATTCCTTTTACCCAAAAATAGGCAATAATAGTTGAAAGGGTTAGTGCGAACACAATAGCAAACATAAAACATATATTAAATGGTTAGTAATCCAATTAGTCCCACCAACTCCTCATATCGGTTCCATCATATCTATCATCATACCTCTTTGAGTATTTGGTGCCTTTAAAAATTTCCCAAAGTTCTTTCCATTCCGTTTCTTCAATTTCTCTAGCTCTCTCAAAAACTTTGCGATTGTGTTTCTTTTCTTCTGGTGTTTCTCTATCTACGAATCTACTATTCCCACCCCCAGCATCTTCAAATTCCCATTCATGTATTATCAATGCACCAATTTCATCTTCAGCCCTTTGAATGTAATTATCCTCTTTGCTATTACGAAGAATCTCCAATGCCCTTCTCATTGATTGTACTTTTGGTTCTCTCGTTTCGGTAACTTCCATTCCCTTTTCACTCATGCCCTGTTCCATTATGGTTAATGAACGCTGGAGCATATTTAGTGTGAATCGGTAATCCCACCATTGGTGATTCCATAACTCCTTTCTGAATCTCCAAATGTTCTTTACGAACAATGGAATATCATAACGAAATAAAGCGTATGTTTTATACAACCAATGCTGATGCCACATTAACCTTTTCAAGCTTTTTGTAAAAGAATCTGTGATTTGAACATCCATAACTATTTGTTTTTTATTTTTATTTAAATAAATCTGAAAATTTTTTAGCAGGTTTAATTATTTTACCCGTTCTTTCATCCATCATTGGTGCTCGCCATATTTCAAACCATAACCAAAGACATGTTAAAATAAATCCAATACCGAATCCTAACATAATTTACTTTTTAAATTTTTTAATAATATTATATCTTCTATGTCTTTCTTCTTCCGACATAATTGTTTCGGGTGCGTATGTATGCTCTATACTTACTTTAACACATATTTCCGGCAACTTATGGTTTCTAAAATAATTGTTTATATAACCTATTATGTTTGCTGCACCGATTGGATTTGCAGAGTGAACATATATTGTTGGTAACTGTATGTTTTTATTCATTGCTTCCGTTACCAAAAACCTTGCACAATCCATTCCTGTTTTTTCAGGTATCCTTTCATAGTTCAATTCATAATTGGGTTTCACATTTGTATAATACTCAACCATTGCACCTTCACCTAAATCATGATCCAAACTTATTACTTCATAGTTTTCTAAACCATACATTTTGATATGATTAACAAATTCATCGTAGTTTCTAACTACTTCCCATTTACCTTCCGTTGGTATTCGGACATCATCTAAATACAAATATATCTTTTCTTTTTTCATCATACAAAATTTATTTCTCCTGTTGAGAAGTCGTAATCAAAAGTAATTGGATTATTTACTGCATCATATGCTAAATCACAACTACAACCATTAAATGTTTGGCAATCATGCCATTCGGTCAATCCCATAGTTTTATAACCATATCCTTCGTGTATGTGGCCTGCAAAGTGTAAATGCGGATTCACTTCTCTAACTCTGTGATACAAGTCTGAACAACCTACATTTTGATTTGTGTTAGCTGCTCTATCATTATATCCGTAAATTGGAGTATGTGTTATCAGTACATGCACATCATTTGGTATAGTATTCCAAAGTTCTTGCGCGTCATATCCTCTATCTATATTGAATGCCCATTGATGTCCAAATGTTGGCGAATATGGTGAACCCCATATTTTTATTCCATTCAATTCAATGGATGAATTCTCTAAATAAAAAACATTATCATCTAAATCGGATTGTAACAATACTTCCAACCAATCTGGTTTTCCCATTGATGGATTTGGATTGGAGTATGGTTTTCTTTCAAAGTATTCTGATTTGTTTTTTAATAGCATTTCGGATTCAAAAGTTAAATCGTGATTACCTGCTATAAAAACCTTATTTGTGTAATTATCAATTCGATTGAACCATTTGATAAATCCTTCAACTTCATGCTTCCTACCAATGGATGTGAAATCACCAGAGTGGATTAAAAGGTCTCCACCTGGCAATTTCCCATTCAATTGTTTATGTTTGTTGTGCGTATCACTTATGTGTGTTATTCTTGTTTTCATTTTTATAATCTTTACTTCCTACTAATTGGTATGCATCCCAAAGTTGGCCCAATGCATATTCTATTTTGAATCGAATTTCTTCATCCGATTGTGCTAACGGATGCTCCACACAATGGTCATTTAAAGTACACATTATTACGTGCAATCTATCCATTAATTCTAAATAGTGACCTTCGTTTATTTTTACTTTCATATTTTATAAATTTACTGAAAAAAAATTAAACTACAAAATATATATTAATAAGGGTTATTACTTATTTAAATTAAATTTTTAAAAATGAACAAAGAACAGGTATTAGGACTTTTGAGACACGTTTTAACCTTCGTTGGTGGTATCGTAATCGCCAAAGGTTTAATTGATGAATCACTTTACACCGAATTAGTTGGTGGTATCGCAACATTAGTTGGAACCGTTTGGTCAATTGTTTCTAAAAAATAACCTTTGTGTTTAACTTCAAAAAGAAAAAGCCGGATTATTCCGGCTTTTTTATTTTTATAAGAGAAGCAGGGTTTATATTTTCGACAGAGACCATTATGTAGAAAAAGACCTAAATACCGAATGGCTTGCGGTTACTTCTCTTATGCGGAGAAACAGGGATTCGAACCCCAGATACCTTTCAGTATGCCGGTTTTCAAGACCGGTGCATTCAACCACTCTGCCATTTCTCCTTTACTGATTAGAATATATTATTATCTCTATCAATTCTTCTTCTTGCTTCTTCTGCTTCTTTGTACACTCTCACCCATG